CGCACCGTCACCGGCCGGATCACCGCGATCGGTCGCTCCGACTTGACCGGCGATCGCCCCATATCGGGCAGATCGAACAGCGCCGGATCGAAGACGACCTTCAGCGCCGACCATCGGTATTCCAGCGCCTTGATGATCGATGTCTCCGACAGGCTGGCGCCATATCCGACCCTGATTTCGCGCATCCGGACGACCTGGCGTCGCGTCCACAGATCCGCCGATTGCCGCGCGATGTTCTTTTGCTGCGTCCGCAGCTTTCGGCTGCCGCGGATAAACTTGATGTCGAGGTCGGCGTAGAGTTCGGGCCACGGCGTCTCGAGGTGGATCTCGTATTGCTTCGCCGCCGCGCGCACGAACGGCCGCTGGTAGCAGTTGTCTCCCAAACCGTACATCCCGCGGATCAGAACCGGCTTACGCGGCGCGTCGTTCAAGGATGTCCTGCAGGCTAATGACCGGAAGCAGGTCGCCCCACGCCGTCCCCGGCGAGGCATTGTAAGCCGTGATCTTGAGCGTCCGCAGCGACGGCACGATGGTCACCAGATCGGCGTGCTGCTTGTCGTAACAGCCGGCCCGGTGCGGCCAGCGGTGCGGCGGGTGATGATGGCTGCGGCCGTCGGCGGCAAGGCGGCCGTCGGCGCCGAGCCAGACGATGGTGCCGCCCGGCCCGACCAGGTGCGCCGCCAGGTTGGTGGCCGCCGTCAGCGACGTCCATTTCTGCATCAAGCTGTCATGCTCGCGCGCCAGCCCCGGCGGCTTAGCGGCGCGGCAGACCAGCACCTTCTTATCTTCCGCCACCAGCCTTGAGGTGGTGACAACGCGACCGCGGAAGCCCGCCACCGCCGCCCGGTTGTCGGGCTCGTTCCACCAGCGCCAGTCGCCGAAATAGAGGAAGTCCGCCCACGGCATCTTGTAGACGCTGGAGTTAATCGCAATCACGCGGCGACCGCGCAATGCCTCGAGATCGACCCCGAGCACCGACGGCCCGCCGCCGACGATGAACACGGTCTCGCCTGGCCATTCGCGCGGGACGATCCAGAATTGCTCACGCGACATACAGGCGCCGGTAGGGTTGGATCAAGTTGGCCACGGGTGCCGACAGATAGCCCGATGATGCGGTCGACAGCGACGAGGTGAAATAGCTGATGCGGGTATCGCCATGCTGCACCTCGCGGATGCTGGGATCGCGCGTGCCGGACGTGCGGCCCTCGTTCACCGCCTGGATCACCGCCTGCTGCAGCCGGGCCGGCGCCTGTTCCGGCAGGTCGTAGCCGCCGCTATAGAGCACGGCGACCACCGTCTCGGCCCAGCATCCGCTGGTCCACAGCCGACCGCTGTCGGGATCGAAGTCGTAGTCGGCGGCGGTGGCGCCCGCGGCCGATACCTCGGCGATTTCGACCACCGGATAAAGCGAGAGCGTCAGCGCCTGCCGCGGCAGCATGTTCTCGTTGCGATCGAAGGTGAAAGTCTCGAGCGCCTCGGCCAGGCCGAAACGGCGTTTGCAATTTTCTGCAATGATGCGTGACTGCATCGTGATGGCGGCCTGCAGCGCGGCATCCTCGGCGGTGCCCTCGATCTCGAGCGCGATCTTGAGGTCGTCGAGGCTGATCAGGTCGGGACCGGCGCTGTCGGTCGACTCGCTGAGAATTTCGAGGATGGAATGCATCACTTCAACCTGAGCGGCTCGAGCGCGCGTTTCTCGTCCGTCCGCGCGTCGCGCCCGTCGCTGCCGCGCTTGACGGCAAGGCGCCAGTCGTCCGACTTGCCGGGCTTGGCCGCGGTCTCGGCCTGGGCGATGAAGAACGAGCCGCCGAGCGTGACGCCGTCGCCGGCGACATAGGTGGCGCCTTCCTTCCACACCCCGGCATCGAGCACGATGGCGGTCGTGATTTCATGCACTGTCTCGCCGATGGCCCAGCGCAAGGTGCGGCCGCCGTCCACCGTGGTGACGGTGGAGGTCTTGATGGCGCGGCTAACTTGCTCGGCGGCATAGTCCTGCAGGTAAGTCAGATCGGCGGCGTTGCGGCCGGGGTCGCCCTTCTGGCCGCGCTCGCCGTTCTTGCCCTCGATACCAGGCGGTCCGATTGGGCCGGGATTGCCCGGTTCACCGCGCTCGCCCTTCTCGCCGCGCTCACCCTGCAGCCCGCGTTTGCCTTCCGGGCCGCTGTCTCCTGGCGGCCCCGGCAGGCGCGCCAAGGCGCGAACCTCGGCCAGGGCGCGATGGCTCATGGCAAGGTTGACGCCCATTGCCTCGAACAGCGTGTATTGCGGAGCGGGGATCATTGGTTTACGTCCTAGCTAAATATCTCGTCCGCGCGCGCTTGCGTCAGGATGCCGTCAGCCACCAGCGAGGTTTTCAGGGTGGTTACTTTTTTCTTGTTGAAATTGATGGTGGGATCAAACACCACGACGTCCCAATTCTTGGCATTACCCGCAGTCTGCCGCCACGTCGTTGCGGTCGCAGCGCGATACTCCGCATTGGTAAAGCGCCCGATGAACTCGCTGCTCGCAAGTGTTGCCTTGATCGCAATCGGAATAGTGGCGATGACGTTGTTGCCGGCATCGATCTGCGGCTGCGTCGCATTAGGCGCGGGAATGAATGACCAAGTCGCACGATCGTTCTGGTTGCCGACACTGGTGCTGACTGTCGGACATCCCGCATCGATAATCGCGTCATTGAGCGTGATGGCATCCATGCGGCATCACATCTGATAAGAGAAAAACAGCTTGGACATGGACTGCTGGAACGCTCCGTAAAACGCAGCCGTTCCGGCTATAGTTGCTGCTTCCAGTGCCTGCATGAAATGCCAGCCGATGGCTGGCGTTAGTGCGATTTCTGCCGTCACCGCCGATTGCAACGTCGTGCTGCTGGCCTGCGCACTGCCGCTGGTGGAAAACACCGAGGTCGAGTCGTAGCCGATGCCGATGGTGCCGCCAGTGCTGGTGTTCAAAGCGGAATGCGTCGAGTAAATCCCGAGCGAACTACCTTCACTGAGGCCGGTGATGAAACTCGCTCGAAATGTCAGACCACTCGCCGAGCCGGCGGCATTTGCGGCATGCGGCGTAACATTGGTGGAGGTCCAGTTCGAAGTTGTATCACCACAAAACGCCGCCACGGCAACGCGGTTATAAGCATTCCAGACGCCGAACCAAGTTTCGCCAGGAGGATTTGCAGCCGTTCCATACTTCCAATCCAACTGCGACGACGCATTGCTGCGGGTGGTGCCGACATAGGTGCCACGCGATGCCGCCGGGCCATTGGTGATCGCGGCATTGTTGAGCAGAATGCCGTTGACCATGACCAATGCGGTGCCGGCCGATCGCGCTGTGTCGCTGGTCCAGTCAGGACCGTGGCCGATACGAACAGTGCCGGCGTCATTCCACACAAACCAGTCGTTGACCTTGCTTGCACCAATCGCCGCCGGGCTTTTCGTGGTGTCGGTGGTGGCGACGCTCAACTCGGCGAACGTCGTCATCACCATGCTAGTGCCGTCAAAAATTGGCACCTTGTTGCCGGCATACGGCGTGTAGTAGATCGTGGTCTTCGCCGCCTGCGTCGTCGTCATCACTGGGACGAGCGTTTGCAACGTCACCCGACCTTGCGGAGGCGATGCGCCGCCTGAAGGTACAGCCGCAATCGCGGCAACCACGAAAGCCGTCGTAGCGATGCTGGTGTCGTTGTCTCCCGCGGTTGGCGTCGGCGCTTGTGGGTCGCCGGTGAACGTGGGCGAGGCGAGCGGCGCCCCGCCGAGCGTGGTCAGCATCGCGCCGACCGTGGTGTCATCGAGAACGGTGCGCGCGGCCGCCGTCACCGTCATCAACGCAGCAGTACCGGAACCAGTAAAATACGGGGCCTGATCAGCGGCGCTTGTCAGCGCCGCGATTGCGGTCAAGTCGGCATCGAGCGGCTGATAGGCAGCAGCAGCGCCGGTCGTCGTCAGATAACTGCCGAGATTTGCCTGAACGTAGGCAGTGGTTGCGATTGAGGTATCGTTGTCGGCCGTTGCCGGCGTCGGCGCGGTCGGATCGCCCGTCAGTGCCGGCGAGGCCAAAGGTGCATAAAATGCCAGCGCCAACGTGGTGGCATAGTTCTGCATCTTGACGAAAGCAGTGGTCGCTATGCTGGCGCTGTCATCAGCCGCCAAGGGTGACGGCGCGGTCGGATCGCCCGTCAGTGCCGGCGAGGCGAGCGTCGCATAGGCGGAGAGATCGATTGATAGAGTGCCGGTGCCGGAATTGAATGACAGCGGCGCGCTCGCCGAGACAACGCCGGGCGGACCCTGCGGCCCCTCATCACCCTGCGGTCCCTGTATTCCGGCTGTTCCGGGCGGGCCTTGCGCTCCGGTGTCGCCGGGCCGGCCTTGCGGCCCCTCATCACCCTGCGGGCCGGTGTCGCCTGGATCGCCCTTCGGTCCCGGTGATCCGGTCTCGCCTGCCGGGCCAGGATCACCCTGCGGCCCCGGCGGCCCCTGCGGCCCCTGCGGCCCAGGCGGTCCTTGCTCCCCGTCGCCATTGCCGCTTCCGCTGCTCCCGCCGCCGCCGCCGACCGGAATCCGAATGCGATCGATGCGGCCGTTCAGCTCGTCGACGTCGTCGTAAAGCTCGGTGAAGTTTTTATTGCACTTGTCGAACGAGATACGGATCTCATCGTTGGGCGGCAGTTCGTCGATGTTGATAATCTGCTGCGACATTTACGAGTTGCCGGGCTCTCGTTGTTCGAGCGGCGGCGACTCGTGCAGCAGGCGCAGCGCGCTGGCGACTTGTCCGGCGAGCTCGGGCGGCAGCGCGATTTTGGTGACGGCCTCGGCGACGCAGTCGCGCACGAACGGCACCATGCCCTTCGCCAGTTCGGTGATGTCGTTGTCATCCATCATGCGGCCTCGCGATGTATGGCCTGCAATGCGCGCGTGAATTGCTGCGCGATATTCTTGGCGGGAGTGGGCTTCGGCGCCGGCTCGGGCGGCTTATTGTCTGCTGCCGGTGGCTGCGGCGGTGCTGGTGGCGTGGCCGGTGCGAACGGATTGGCCTGGGCGTCGCGCTTGGCGAGCGCTTCAAGTGAGTAATTTTGCTGCTGGAGGAAGGGGCTGCTGCCGCCGGTGACCGGCTTTAGCTCGAGCTTGGCGCGGCCTTCGTTCGGGCTCATCACGCCGGCGCCGACGGCATCGCGGATGGCGGTGACCTGGGTTACGGTATCCATGCGCAGCAGGTTGTCGGTATCAAACTCGGTGCCGAGACTTTCGCCCCAGCCGATGCCGAGCGCGGCGTCGAGCAGCTCCTCGATTTCCTCGATGTTCGATTGCAGTGCTTGCGAATAATATTCGACCTGCAATGCTTGAACGTTGTTATAGGTCGGCAGCACGCCGACGCCGACCTTGTATGGGGGCACATGGTAGACGCTGCAGACGACTTCGGCCGACCATTTCAACTGCTCGATCATCTGTCCCTCGACGTTGGTCATTGCCATCTTCTCGTATTTCATGCCGCCGGACAGCACCGCGACACGGCCGAGATTGACCCGCGAAAACCGCTGCTCCCATTCCTCCTTGATGCGCTTTTCCTGCACGTCGTCGATCTCGCCCGGCGTGGTCAGCAGTCCGCCGGGCACCGATGCATTCTCGAACAGCAGCGCCGAGGTTTTTTGCGCGTTGAGGCCGAGCATCGAAGCGAGCCCCGAGGCGAACACCGGCGGGGTGCCGACCAGCGGATGAAATAAACAGTTGAAGCGATCGTGGATGATCTCGCGCGCCGGCACGATGATGTCGTCGATGTCGGCGAGGTTGTCGCTGCTCAAACGGTAGAACACGCTGCCGTCGTCGGCGACCAGCGGCTGCACCCGCGTCGGATCGAGCACATGCAGCGCGGTCACCACCTGGCGGTTATCGCGCACCTTGAGCACATAGGTATTGCCGCGCGATAGTTTCGACAGCACCCAACATTCCCAGAACTGATTCCGGGTTTGATAATCATTGGGCCGCCGCAACACCGGGCTGAAGGCCGGGTTGGTGGTCTCCGACCAGATGTCGTTCTTGTCCTTCTCAACGAGCTTCACCCGCAGCTTGGCGATGTCGCGCGCGATCAGCGTCTTGCAGGCGAAGTCGGCATGAAACGATGCCGTGGTGTCGACATTGATCTCGAGGTTGCGCTGCCAGGCGCCGGTGAACGGCTCACGCACGATCGGATACCAGCCACCGCGGCCTTCCGGCACCGAGTTGAGCGCTTTGCGCTGCTCGCCGGTGAAAGGAATGGGCAGGCCGAAGATGCGCATCAGTTTGCTTCCGTATCGAGCTCAACCGTCGCGCCGCCGGTAATAACGACTCCCCTGTTTTCAGGAAATAGTTTTTCCAACCCAGACTTGAGACGTTCTTCTTCCTCAAATGAAATGTCAGTGGGAATAGTGATGATGAAAACCTCGCCCGGCTTGGGCCGGAACAATTGCAATTTGCATTTGATATCGCCCATAAAAATATCGAGGCTGTCAGTCATCAGCCCCTCGCCCGCCCGATTTCATATTGCAGCCGCGCCATGCCCCAGCGCCCGTCGACGTCGATGCCGAGCTGCGTGGCTTCCATGCGCAGGCGGTCGATATCGTCGGTCGGCTCCGTTGCAGGCTCAGGTTCGGGCTCGGCTGCAGGCTCGGGCGCTGCCACCACCTTGGCTTTCGCCGGCGCCGCCTTGTCGGTGAACCGCGCCTTCCTGCCCGCGACCAGCGCGATCGCGTGCCGGGGCGGCGCCTCGTATTCTTCGCCGGCAACCAGATGCCGGGTGCCGTACTTGTGCGGCTTGGTCGCCATCAAGGAAAGCAGTTTCATCGACATCATCTCCGAAAAAAGGAGGCGGACGAAGGCCCGCCCGCCTCCCGACAGCGAGGAACTCAGGCGGTGTGGACGGGTCCGCCCCAGTCTGCGCTGGTCAGATATGCAACCGACTGCGTCCTGCGACGAGCCCAGTTGAGCACCCGCTCGGCGCGCACGGCGATTGAGTTGGTCTGGTACATCGAGACAAGCGACGTTGCTGTTGGTGTGATCGATGAACCTGTCGGTGCATCGGTCATCTCGAGTGAAGCCTCCGTGCTGGAATCGACCGACACCTCACCATCATCGGCCAGATAGATGTCCGACGCATTGACCAATACAACGATGGCTGCAGGGACATAATCGCTGACAATCACCGGGTAGCCAAAAAGTGTTCCACCAGTGAATGACATGGCGGCAAATTCCGGCTGTCCGAGCGGATTAGTCAGCGATGCAAGCCCTCCCGCAGTGGTCGATCCCATGATGAACACGCCGCTTGTTGGAGGATTATTGGCAGCAGTGTACTTAGCTATGAGAGATCGAACGTCGACCCGGATTGCATCGGCATCGTCACCCGACGATACAATCGTCGGCGCACCGTTGGTGATCGAGGCCGGCGAGATGCCCGCCACTGCCGTCTTCGACGGCGTGATGAAGTCGATATCAATCCGCTCTCTGACCGCCGCTGCCAGCTGATCGCGAACGATCGTATCCGACTTGGGCGAACTAAATCTCACCGACTCCATGGTGAGAACGCAGATGGTCGCCACCTTGAGCGGCGCCAGCGTTGTGCGAGTGAAGGCGAACGCAGTGAGCGGTTTCGCCTTTCCTTCCCCAGTCCACCAGGCAGCACCGCCAGCGGTTTGCGCGATCATCGGCACATTGAACATGACATTGCGCAGCGACGGGACGCCGCCTTGGCCGAACCGACCAAGAATCGTTTGCGGCCGCAACCATTCAATAAAATCTTGAGCGGTGCCACCTTCCAAACTCACGAGATTAGCGGACCAGTTACCAGAGATCGTTGAGCCCGCTACGACGTTGGCCTTTTGAGTCAGTTCAAGCGTTACCGGACTGTCTGGCCCGTACAGTTCCACAGCGATATCGCCCGCGGGGCGGTATTGTCGATGCGAAAGGATTTCGCATCTAAGCCTTTGCGCGAAACCAATACCCGGCTCGAGCCTCGGCGGTGCCTTGACGCTGATGATGCCGCCCCGCGCCGCAGAGCCATCGTGTCCGTTCTCGGCCTTGATCACCGGCTTGGCGGCAAACGCCTTGGTCTTCTCGACCTGGCGCAACCGCACCAGATCCTTGTCGAGCGCCTCGACCGTGCCTTGCAGCGAGTCGAACTCCTCCTGCTCGGCCGCGTCCGAGGTGCGATCCTCGTCGAGAGTCTTCTGCATCACAGCTTCCATGCGCGCCGCGCTCGCGGATCGCTTGGCTTCAAGCGCAGTAATTTGCTCAGCAATGGTTTTCATGGCGCCCTCCAGGGCAGCAGACTTCGGTTGCGATGATCCCGAGGCGCCGGGCGGGTTGAGATGAACGACACGACGCGGCTTTGCCTGGCCGGACGCGGCCCGCTGCGCAGTGTCGATCGATTTCACGGTGGCGATGGTGGCTTCGCGGTTGGCCGGGATGGTCACGGCACTGAGCTCGAGCCAGTCCCATTTGATAAAGCGGATGCCTTTGGTCTTCTCGATGAACTCGTGTTCGATCGGCTTGAACCCGATCGACAGGCCGGGGACGAGGCCAGCCTTGATCAGCGACCAGGCGCGGTCGATCTCGGCGGTCACGCCCTTGGCGATCCTGGCAACGATGTCGATGCCGGTCTTGGTGATCTTGGCATGGGTGACGTGACCGATCGGATTGCCTGAGTCGTGCTGCCATAGCAGCGGCAACGGCAACTTGAACTGCGCACCAGCTGGTTCGACCACATCCTCGAGCCGATCCGGCGTCGGCGTCGAGGCCATGCCGGTGATGACGCGCGCGTCCTCGTCGACCTGCTTGATTTCAAGCAGGCTGTAGGCTCGGTTCAACATGGTGGTGGCCTCTCAGGAACTTTGCTGGCCGCTGCGATGTTGTCTTGGCGCAGGCGGGCAGAGCAGCAGAGTGATGC